TATATGTTAACTCAGGAACTTGTAAAAAGTTTTCCTAAATTTTGCTCATTTATAGCGCAGCGGTGTGCATCATCTATTCGTGAATGTGCCTGGTTTGACAATCTTCCAACGTTTCCCACGTCCCGTCTACTAGTTCACCGTAATAGTGGCCATTGGTTGAGCAATTTTCTGGTCATGTGTTTGTCTCAGGAATTTAAAGATAGGATTCTTGATTTTGGTTTTACTCGCATACTTTCGCGTACTGCCTTCTTTCCTTTTGCCGACATTTGGTGTATCTGCACTATTATTATTCTCCTCCTGTCGTACTTTCGTACCTTTCTTCTGATGCTCTTTGTGATGGGAGTTGCCATGCAGTCCATTAATGTTTTGCGGTGTGCACAATTAGATCGCGAATTGGCAGAGAGGCGAAATCGTGAGCGTGGTTTCACTAGAGATGTTTTACAAGGTATGCTTGATGACAATGTTGTCAGATTCTTTGCTCTCGGAACTAGTGCTTATGCTACGTACTCGATTCTCAGATATGTGAGGAAACTACTGGCCCACCGCTCCCAGGGTGCTCTTATGCCCACGGAAATGAGTGATATAGACACTAGAAATGCTGAGGGAAATAGTTGGCCTTCCGTAGTCCCACTGAAATTGCCTCTCTCACATACTGCACGCACAACGAGGCGTGCCGATCTAGTGGAGAGGGTTCAGAACAACTTGCTTTATACCAGTTTTCAGACAAATGCTGGTAGGGTATTTTCCGATGCGCTTATCATTGGCTCTAACATTGTCATAATGCCAACACATGTAGTACGACAGTTTTCAGACGACACGCGGCTTTCACACCATCGTTATAAGAAACAGCTCGACATGAAGGTTGAGAGTTTTGTGTCAAAGGAAGTGGTGCACGAAATTCCTAATACCGATTTCTCCTTAGTGTCTCTTACCGGTATTGGTGCTTGCAAGAATTTGGTAGAGTATTTCCCGGTTAGAGAATTTCCATGTCAGACTGAGTGTGAGATGTTTTATCGGGATGTTGACGGATCCTTGACCCAGGATTTTTGTTCATTATATCCCACTTCTTATGCTGCTACTGATCTGGGAGGAGCCTTCCCAGGAGGTTTCTATCACATGAGGGATAGTCAACATTTTGATGGACTATGTTGTGCCCCGCTCGTCACTCGCTCAGAGTTGGCAGTTATTGCCGGTCTACACTTGGGTGGTGTTATTAAGGAGCTAAATAAGGGTGTGTATGGATTTATTTCCCGTGACACACTTTTAAAGCATTACAAAACTTTCGTTGATAAGCGTTCTTTGCCTGCTAGTGAAGGCACAGTGGCCGTATCTGAATATGGTCGTGCCCTTTCTCTCACTCCTAAAGTGCACTTTAAAGCCTCCGCCTCTTGGATTAAGGAAGGGGAACTTTTATATTATGGCTACACAAATAGAAACCGTAAACCCAAGAGTAAATGTGTTCCTACATTAATACGTGAGGATGCTCGCCGCATTTTTTCCATTGATGGGGATTGGGGACCCCCCGACTTTACTAATTATCCATACCAAGCTTCACTCGTCTATTCAGCCAATACCGCGATTGGGTTTCCTTATAATGTATTAGATCGTGCAGTTGAGGACTATAGTACGACCATTTTGAGCGTCTTGAAGCAAAAACGATTCACAAAACTTATTAGTGAAACGAAACCTTTAAGTCGAGATGAGGCGGTGAATGGAATTGAAAACAAGCGCTTTATAAATAGGTTGCCAATGAGCACATCTTTAGGTTTTCCCCTTAATACCCGAAAGAGCGATTTTTGTACAGTATACGTTGAAGGAGAAGTCCCACCAGGGAAGAATTATTCCCATTATGTGGTATTTGATGATGTCATTTGGGAACGTTATGATGAGTGCGTAGCAGTTCTGTCCCGAGGAGAACGGTGTCATGCTATCTTTGATGCGACCTGCAAGGATGAGCCCACCCCTGTAGACAAGAAGAAAGTGCGCATTTTTGCTTCTGCTCCTATTGCCCTTCAGTTGATCTGTCGTACTTACTTCCTGCCTCTTGCGAACATTTTGTCAACGTTTCCATTAGTGAGTGAGTGTGCTGTTGGTGCTCAGAGTCAATTGCCAGAGTGGCAAGAGATGGTTGAGTACGTAACCAAGTTTGGAGACGACCGCACGGTTGCAGGTGATTTTTCCAAATATGATTTGCGAATGCCTGCTCAACTAATGCACGCAGCGTATCGTGTTTTGGAAGCTATTGCCCAACTGTGCGGCTACAGTGAATATGATATTTGTATCATGCGTAACATGATGACTGAGATAATGTATCCAATGATGCATTATAATGGAGATCTGATACAATTTTTTGGAACTAACCCTAGTGGACATAATATGACTGTGTATTTCAACTCCATAGTTAATTCCTTGTTGTTTCGTTGTGCATATTATATATTGTATCCGAATACGAAAGAGTTGTTCAAAGAAGCATGTGCATTGATCACATATGGTGATGATGCGGTGTCTACGGTGAATGAGAAGTACCCTAACTTCCATTTTGAAAATATACGCAATGTTTTTGGGAGTCATGGCATTGTCTTCACGCTGCCTGACAAATCGGAGAGGGTAGTTCACTACTGTCGTTTTGGTGATATGGATTTCTTGAAGCGTAAAGATTTCTTTCACCCAGAACTGGGTTATTCAGTAGGTGTCCTAGCAGATACTTCACTATTTAAGTCTCTCTGTTGTATACTCAAATCTGAAGTTGGTAACTTGGACGTGTGTGTCAGCAATCTTTCCCAGGCTTTGCATGAGTGGTTCTTTAGTGGTAGAGATAAATATGAACAGTCTCGTGCTAAGGTGTTGGAAATTGCTGAAATACACCATATTTGTACTCCTGTGTTTAACATGACTTACGACGATAAGTTATTTAGTTTTGTGTGTGATAATAGGAAACGCCTTGAAAATTTTGCTACTAGGTGTCCATCTTTTAGAAGGCACTTTCAGGAACATTTTGCTAAATGGTTTCTGGAAGGTGATTCTGTCCAGCCCTCGGATTGACATTATAAAAGCTGAGGCATGTGCATATTGGACACCCATCTGCAGTTTGTCTACATACTCTCTGTAGTAAGGCTTATGCACGTGGCGGTTGATAAGTGCTTTTTAGCACTGGTACCACGCACCATTAAATGTAGTGCACCGTGGTACTCTAGGCTGAGTACTGTCGGCCAAGAAATAAATAGCCTAGTAGTAGTATTAATGAACAACAAACACTCGGGGCTGCTGATGAGGCAGTCGCCAGTAAGCAGAATAAGACGGACGTCGAACCCTCCACTGTCAAACAGGAAACTACAATTTTCCATGATGAGGCAACTGGATGGGCTGATAATACAAAACATATAGTAGATCCCACCTATTCACTAACGGATCCCACTGATGTGTCCTTAGCCAACTTCTTGTCCCGGCCTATTGAAATTTCGAGATTTGAGTGGCAAGTGGCCGCATCTGGGGGTGGTGGATTTACTCCGCTTAGAATACAGCCATGGAGAGAATTTTTAACTAATCCTGCTATTCGTGATAAGGTGCACAATTATAGATTATTACGGGGAAAACTCTGTGTGAAATTTGTTATAAATGGAAATCCTTTCGTATACGGATTGGCATGTGCTTACTACCACCCCTTTGGTAGTGGAGACGCCTTGTCGCTCGCGGATCCATTAACGACCGACAATAATCAGTATATGAACTGTCTAATTTCACCTGACTCTGGTCCGGTGGATTATACAAATTTGGATTTTCGGGATATGATTATTCACACACAAAAACCTCACATTTGGCTAAATCCCACCATGTCCCTGGGTGGTAAGATGGAATTGCCTTTTGTTTGGCCATATAATTTCCTTGACTTAACTGCTACGGAGGCAAAGTATATTGGAAACATATTCGTTGTATGCACAAATTCCCTTAAAACAGTCACGGGGCAGGCTGTCGGCGTTGACGTAACAGTTTTCGCATGGATGGAAGATGTTGAGTTGCACGTTACTACAAGTGTAGGAGTGGCTGCACAAAGTGGTACATCGAGCGGTGCTGGTGATGAATATGGAACTGGACCTGTGTCCAAGCTAGCTAATGCGGTTGCTAAGGCTTCTATGAGCGTTAGCGATGTGCCTGTTATAGGACCGTATGCCAGAGCTTCTTCTATGGTTGCTGCTGGTGTGGGACGCCTTGCGCAGTTGTTTGGTTTCTCCAGGCCTGCTATAATACAAGACATTTCACCTTATAAGCCAGTTTATTATGGCAATATTTCCAATACTGATGCTGGAGACTCTACTAATAAACTTACTCTAGATTCCAAACAGGAGGTGACCATTGACCCAAGGGTTGCAGGACTCTCAAGTGTTGACGGTATGACTATTACCTCAATTGCCGCACATGAGAGTTTGATTGGTACTTTCAATTGGACTTACCTTGATGCTCCCAATCATGGTTTGTGGGCAACTAGAGTCAATCCGCGAATCTGGAATACTGACATAACGTCTGCAGTCAGACGGTCAGGTCAACAATATGCAGCTTCTAGCACATTTGTGGCATCAATACCCTTTAGATACTGGCGAGGCACTATGAGATACAGATTCATGATTGTAGCCTCCAAATTTCACCGTGGTAGAATCCGCATAGTGTGGGATCCCGCATTTATTAAAGCTGCTGTTGATTCCACTGGTGCAAGGTTTCCAGTTTTCAATATTACCTATAATATTGTAGTTGATATTGCTGAAGTTCGTGACTTTACTGTAGATGTTGGATGGGGGCAGGAGCAACCTTATCTCTACTGCGGTTACCAACCGCAAAGGGAATCTAAGGGTGTGTGCCCCATAGTCGTTGAACAAATGAGTTCATTGCCTCTGCAACAAGAAAAGTTTTGCAACGGTATATTGGGAGTCTTCGTAGTGAATAAGCTTGTAGCAAACGTTGGAGCTGGCAGTCTTGATTCCATTAGCGTTAACGTTCTGGCTTCGTGTCCAGACCTTGAAGTTATGGAACCACAACAGCAAAACATTGCCAACATTAGTTTCGGCCCTGGGAATACTACACTTCCCACTAGTGATGGCAACAGGTTTAGCTTTGCTCGTGCACAGTCTGGTATTGATGAGGGTGATGCTTGTGATGCATTTGGTCCTGATGGCACTAAATGTGGGCCCTCATTTATGTTGGGGCCTGCTCCTACGAGTGCCACTAACAGCTTGCCTACGGTGTTCTTTGGAGACCCCGTCATCTCTATCCGAAACCTGCTTAAAAGATATTGCTTTTACGCTACGTACACAATGTTTATAAAGGGGTTTGCAACAAGTGCAACAAGAGCTTTCCACTCCTTTAAGCTGACTCTGCCTGATTTCCCTCTCAATAAGGGCATCATGTCAAGTCCCGTTACGGACATCACAGTTTGCAAAAATGGTATGGTTATCATTCTTGCAAAACCATCGGGTACAACTGCACGATACCAAGCCTACAACTATTGTAATACCACTTATCTTTCGTTTTTCCACGCCGCTTATGTGGGAAGACGAGGTGGCATACGTTGGAAGTATGGCGTTTCTTCTCAGGGCGGAATGCACTCCGTTCTGGCGGTGGAACGTGGTGCTTCTTCCGGTGAAGCTGGAGTATACCGTGCTAGAGCTGCGGAATCCTCCATGGTCCCGAACTCATTGGCAGTGCTTTCAACAATGTGTGTCCCATATAGTGGAAATGGAGCTGCTATCACAGCAACTGGGCAGAATCCTGTTGTGGAAGCGGAGATGCCGTATTACACTCGTAGGCGCTTTATGAGAAATAACGAATATGACACGTTAGCTAATAATGAGCTTATGCACAAAGTGCAGCTGTCTATTAATGACCATCACAACACTGATTATGTCCCGTATCTTGAATCGTGGTGTGCTGCAGCCGATGATTTTTGTCTATTATGGTATATTGGTTTGCCCGTTTTCACTTACACAGATCTTTGGCAGGTTTATCCTGCCCCTTCTTCTAGTGTTAACGGATTATTCAATAGACATAATGCGACATTCACTTTCGGATCAGGAAATTAATTCTTTCTTTCCAAACATGGCGGTGCCTGTCATGTACAATGCGCCGCAACTTATAATCTAG